GCATTTATACACTGCCTGAATACATAATTTTTAGTTAATCCATTTGTTGTAGTATCGGTTACTGAAATTGTCGCTCCCGAAGAATGGTTTTGAAAAAAAGATTTATGCCATTCTAAATTTGCGCTATCAGTTAATGCAAAAACACTTGAGGTACTTGTTTGCTCAAATACAAAGTTATAGAATTGCAAATAATTTTTTGATGACAGTGTAAATAGAGCAAAGGTGCCAGCGGAGTTACCTACATCGTTTGTCAATCTATTTGTGATCAATACACGACCCGGTGTAATACCGCTAAACTGACTACCTGTCGGGTCACCTATAACTTGCGTTGCGGTTGAATATGTACCGCCTACAGTGATAGTAGCAGTCTGCCTATAATCACCCGGTGCAACATACAAAGTATCGCCAGACCCAATACCTGTAGCACCTAGAGCTTTACCTATAGTTTGCCAAGCCTGATTAGTTGCAGGTCCAGTTCCGGCATTTGAGTCATTGCCGTCCGTTCTAACATAGTAGGTTGCCATTATTCAGATGTCCCAGACACAATCTCGGAAGCCATAATCATACTAAATTGATTGACGATATTCAGACGAAATGCATCGTCTTGCTGTACCCACCAAGTGAACACGTCAATACCATCTGGTCCGAAGTCACCAATCTTGGTGCCATCGTCCTCAGTAATATCTGCCTTGATGTTGTAATCAGCGGGATTCGTTTCAAGTGGTGTAATCTCAACGTTTCTTAGGTTCATTTGCCCACCTTCAAAGCACTCGCCTCAACACCTTTGAACGGCATCGTTAGGAAAGCCAGCACACTAGACACCGCAGCTTTATTCATCTTACTTGTCCCATTCGACCTTCGATGTTCGACACACGGCTTTCAATCTTTCCCAAGCGTGTCTCAATGTGATTTCCACGTGTCTTGACTTCTTGTATCTCATCCCGCATTCCACGGAGTTGCTCATCCATACGAGCAAAGCCCATCGCCGTTTGCACACCAGTAATAACCATAGGAAGCAACAAAGTAGCAACAGCCACTATCAAATGCCAAACTTCTAAACTCATCTGACTTCCTTTCCTGCTTCCGTGTAGCGGGAGAGTATCTGGGTTTCAATGTCTTTGCGTATATCTGTTTCGATCTGCGTCTTTATGTTAGTTTTGAATGCCGGCATATCAGCATCCTGTCGCATAAAGAATGCAATCAGTGCTGTGATAACAGCAGGTACACCAGCTCGCAAAGCTTCAATGCTCGCAATGCTTGCCACCTTCATTACATGACCAAACGTGGCATCGTCCCGCAAAGGCATGCCATCCCACGCAGTATTGAACGCAGGTAATGCACTAGCAAAGAAACTGCCGATGATAACCCACCACAAGCGACCATATGCGATGTTCATGCTTTACGCCTTTCAGCCTTCACAGTAATGAACACTGCGTCAGTTCTGCCTGGGTCACTACCCGTAATGAGGTAGTCAATGTCGTTAACCCTCAACCGCTCATACTGCGTTACTTCAGCGTTAGCAGGAAGGATAATCTCAGCGTCGTACAAAGGTTGCGTCTTCTTACCGGCAAACTCTTCGTTACGTGCCTGTCGTGGTAATCTCACACGACAAGGGAAAGTCTTATAACCACCCGGCGCCGGTACAAGCGTGTATTGGACGTTAGACGATCCAATACTTGTTGTTGGGCCTGTGTTGACTGGTCTAAGCGCATACGCAATGTCAGTAAGCAAACGTGCTTGCATCTGCGTAGTCAAGTAGCCCATCATGCCTTTGCCAGGCGTTGTAGGTATCACGGTACCCACATATCCATAAAGCTGTTAGCCATGCGTACACAATGAGCGTGTCGCTGTTGGAGTTCAAGTTGAAGCCATTCATCTGAAGTGTTGATATCGTTTACACACTTCAAGGCTTTCAATGTCCATGCTGCCTTAGCAAGACCAGACAAGTCGTAGTTATCTGTAGGCGCATCGCCTTCATCCTGCCAGTAGCACGTGTTGTCTGTCACAACATAGCCTACTCTACTAGCACGTAAAGTAGGCCATGATGGTTCGGTTGCACCAGTAGTGCCAGATTCAATACACCTATACAGGCGATTATTCGTGGCTACCTTGATGCGGTAGTTTCCGTTGAAAGCGGTAGACGCTGCCCAGTCATTAGCAATCTTGTACCGATTGACCAGTTGCACCAATTCATCCGGGGAAAGTACCGGATCAATGTTGGCATCAGCGTATGTCGTCAGCCAGTTGATTGCTTCTATCTGTGTCACGTCTACCGCCTATAACTACGATCCGCCGTTGAGGAAGATGCCACCCTCGACAGTTGTTGCATCCTGCGTCACAGGTACCTGTGTTGCATTCCACAACTTAGCGTCAAGGTAGTCAACCGTTGCGTTCTGGGTTGCACGGGAAGTAACGATACGGAAGTAACGTTTCTTTGGCTTGTGCACCTCGAAGAAGACAATCTTGTTGTCATCCGTGTCAGCGATTGTAACACTTCCACCGGTTACATCAGTAAAGGTAGAGTTGTCGTCAGACCACTGAAGCTTAGCGCTTGTGACAGCACCAGACACAATAGCGCCCATTGCCAACTGGAAGCAGATGTTGTTGAATCCAACAACGTCAATGCTGTCACTGGTAATAGCGGTAGTACCAGCTGCACCAACAAAGTTGGTACCATCTGGCTTCATGCGCTTGTGGTAAATCTCTTTTTGGATTTGGCGAAGAACCATAATCGTTTCCTTTCAATCGGAGAGGATGTTACTCCTCCCCTATGTCACTATGCAGATACCTTGTGAGCAATCAGCTTCCATGGTTCCACTGGACGTCCACCGTGTCGGAAGCGTCCAACAAGTCCAACCTTGTTGTTCTCTGCGTACTTCTCAAGGAGAACCTGTACGGAGAGTCCAAGGCGGTTTACCAAGTAATAACCGGAGAAGTCACCGGAGATAACTGGATATGCGTTGGCTGCAACGTTTGGCATGAATCCACTGTAAACAACAGGGTAGCCAAGAAGCGTGTCAACACGGGAGCCAGCAAGACCGGAATCCTGGTAGCCATAGGCAAACAGGTAGCGGTTCTGCAAGTCCTTGAGCTTATCAACGGAACGCTTCGTAGAAACCTTATTCATGACAACCTTGATGTTCTCTGAATACTGTTCTGGGAGCGTGTCGATGAGGTCAATAAGACCATCTGGCGTCAACGCAGATGCGTTACCGGAGTTGACGATGCGTGGTGCATCAGCAGTGCCGATAGCAGAGAGGATACCAAGTGGTTGGTTCACACCGGAACCACTAAGAATCATACGATCGCGCTCAAGTGCGATGGTCTCATCGAACTTGTCAGCAATCCATCCCTGGATGTCGATGGCAGCATCTTCCAGCATGTTGCGGGTAATGCGGCTCTTCATCATACCGGTGTAGACATCGATACGAGTCTGACCAAAGAGGTCAGCATCATCCACAAGTCCTTCGTCGGTTGCAGGTGTTTCACCCGTATACGTGACGCGGAATCCGGTGCTGTAGATGTCGTTGCTGTCAACGTAGTTGACCTTTGGCATCTCGATTGCATCACGGCTTGTGGAAAGCTGGGTTACGAGACCAGCAACACGTGTAGGAGTAGCCAGACGGGTTACAACACGGTTGATGATTTCAGGTGTAACAAAGTATCCACCCTGTGGGTCAAGACCGACTTCAAGGTCTTTGAGTGCAGTGCGTCCAAGACCAGTAACACCCTTGCGGAGATACTCGCCGAATGCTTGCTTATAAGCATTGGAGTTCATGTGCTCCCAGACGGACTTGGTAAATGTACCTTCGCCAACGTGATTGATTTCCATCTCTTCACGTGAACGTGCTACATCGGTGTGTCCAGCTTTGGTGTACATGACGTTGCCAGGAAGTTCGTTGGCTGGCTCGGAGAACCATGCCTTCTCATCCTGTGCAGACTTGACTGCCTCGTACTGCTGTTTAGCAACTGTAATCTGGTCGTTAATCGACTTTACCTTTGCCAGGTCATCAGAACTAAACTCAGACTTAGCGAGAATCTGGTCACGTTCTGCCGACTTGGCTTTGATACCATCGACAATCTTAGTAAGATCCATATGATCTCTCCTTACTTGATTGATAGCTCAAAGATTTCTTTATCAATATCAGCACTAGCCTTCAGAGCTTCCACCAATGCTGACTGTGATTCGGCTTTCGCGACATCCCGCTGCTTCCAGCCTTGTGATGCAATTATCTTTGCATCGCTCTTTGAGAAGCGCCCACTAGTGTGCAACCACTTCTCGAAGTCTCTAACCGTTGTCAATTGTACAGACTTGACTTGTGCCATAAAGTCTTCACCCATTGCATCAATGTGTGAGACTAGCACCTTGGCTTTGTCTGCAAATTCATCCAACGCCTCGCCAACCATTTCCGGTTCATCCGGGTTGTTAGCAATATACGACATAAGTCTACCGAACAACATTTGAAGACCATACAACGACAGTTCGTCGTCTATGCTCCCTAGCGCTCCGCTATCTTCGGCTTCTTCTCCCGACTCGTCTTCCGGGATGCCTTCGTCTTCAGATTCCATTTCAGCCTTAGCGGACTCTTCCTCATCGTCCTCTTCCTCTTCCATATCATCTGCATCATAGGCGCCAAACATACTCTTATTCTTCATAATGGTGTTACGGCATCTCTTAGCAAAGGAGAATCCAGCATCGCCACCCCAAGCGTCCCATGCAACACGACCCTTGGATGGATAACCTTCTTCTCCTGAACTAAACCCAGTAGCCTTTTTATCCACTTCATGGCGGCTAAAAAACGAATACATCCTAAGACATGTCTGAGCAGAAAGCGACTCTCCCTTGACAATCTGATTGGCTCTAGCCCAACCAACTGCTGTAGCACCAGGACGTCCAGCCTCGCGCCATGCAATAGCTCGCTTAGCTGCCACCTTCATTCCTGATGTAGGCTTGAATGTCTTTTCTTCCTTGACTGCATCCATAATCAAAGACTTGACAGGCATTACCTGATTGCGTGGTTCTGCTGGACAAGGAGTCAACGATGCCTCGGCGATGGGCCAAGAAAGAATCTCTTTGCGATCAGCGCTCTTACGAGAGTAAGAAACCAGATGAGGAGCAGCACCACTAGAAAGTCCAAGGCGCCCTTCTTTCAGTAGCTGTGCTACCTTAGCCATGTACTTGTTGTTGATCTCAATCTGACCTTCATACCAAAGTCCGGCGTCATCCATCTTGACTTTGCCATGACCAATGACTTGATTACCAAATACGTCAGTGAATCCATGACCGTAGTACAAGTTCAAGTCAAACACATCACCAGACTTCATTGGGCGACCAAAGTCAGTATTGCGGGTAAAGAATTCACCGGTAGTATCGTTTGCATTGCCAGCATCATCAAACCGGACAAGATACCCAGCAAACTTACCATCGGAGGATGCTTTTACTGCGTCCCCAATCCAGCACAAGACTTCGTTATTCATTCGCTTGATCCACCAACCTTTTTCAAGTCCGACGGGGACGGAATACTAATTTCCTCACTTGACTGTTCACGACGAGAGATATCTTCACTTCTCGGTTTCGTGCTTGCAAGTGATGGAGTAACAACAGGTGTTTCTGTCGTAGCAAGATATTCTGTACGCGCTTCCACGGATTCCATGTCTGACTGCATTGCTTCATGGAACGACAACTCGCGACCAACTTCTTCTCTGGCTTCGTCAACGGTAATGATTCCAGCAAGAACGTCGGCACGTGCTTCACGCCGGGAATCAAGGACGTCAGACTTAAGTTCAAGGATGCCAGACGTATCGTAGAACACCCAAAGGTTTTCACTGTCAGGGTATGTGCGAAGAACCTTACGGGTCAATTCATAAGCAACGAGTTTCATGTATGGGATAATCCCACCACGCCAAGACTGCTTGATCGACTCTTGCTTGTTGTTGAACGTTGCTCTCTGTACACCTGTCCAAAGACCAAGAGACAGCGGATCAAGACCTAAAGATGCAGGAATACGTGTTTCTGGCATTGACCGTACATCGTTCAGTGCCATTTCATCTGGCTTAAAGCCAAGTTGATGCATGTCCAATGCGCCAGGAATGAACCGGGGTTTACCGGGTTCACGACTCATCTTTTCCTGCAAGCGACGTGTCATGTTGTCAGCTTGCTCAGGAGTCATTGGTGCTGCTTGTTCGCCGCCCTCAAGCTTTAGAATCTTGGGGGTAAATACGACCGGAGGTACACCACCGGAGGAAGCGAGTCCAGCACTAAAATCACTGTAGGAGTTATCGGTAATGATTTCGCGATAAAGAGGCGCAAGAGGCGAAACGCCCTGTAGAGGTAGACGCTCATCGATTCCATATTTGATATGAACAACGTCTTCCTTCTTCAGTTTCAGAACTTCACCAAATGGTGTGTACTCGTAATGAGCCAAGTAACCGTCATCGCTAGGGATAGGTCGAATCCATCGAGCAGGTATCCAAAGCAAACGAATAGGAATACCAGAACGGTCACGGGTTACATAGATGTAGCCATTACCCTTACGGATGACGTCAGTTATGACAGCCCACATCAACTGAGTCCCACCGTAATGGTCGTTTGGAAACTCAATCAAGTTTTCAAGTGGATGCTGTTTCTCTAGCCCCTTGTAGTTAACACCATCACGGGTACCTACAGATACAGGCGCCTGTTGCCAAGATGTAGCAATGAAGTTGATACAGATGCTAACAATAGCATTGTCTCGACCTTCGTTCGCTTGGGCTGGATCCAGAGTGCGGTATGGGGACAGTAGGTCAGAGAATGATTGAAACCCACTGATGTACTGTCCATAGGCGTACCGTGGCAGAGGTGTGTCATCACCAATGGATAACTCATTGATTTTCTTGAAACCAAGTTTATGTAAAGCTCTATCCCAGAATGCCATGTAGCCTCGCTAAAAAGTATACAGACCGATACAAAATCCAGAACTGAATCAGATAGTCAACGTCAAGTCTATACACTTGCTTAGAATACATCCCAATTCACAGTTACTTGTCGTCGCGCAGTTTCTTCCGCCAATGTCGTAAATGCGTCTGCTAATGCGTCAACGATATCGTCGTGTTTACCATTGGGAAACATCTTCAATTCATCTACCACTATACTATTCCATTCAGCCTTTACCATGCGGAAATGCCCTTGGTTCACCTGTGACGACATAGGATCTGCACGGATAGTCTTATCACCGGATATAGCCTTGAATCTCAATCTGTGTCCTGACAACATTCTAGTTATACTCGCAACCAAGGACTTACCAGCAGCACCAGGGTCTTGTGGGAACCGCTGGATTGTCTCATCCATTCCATCAACCATTGCAGTGACACGAATCATTTCGTCACGCTCGTTGGTTGCTAACTGCTTACGCACAACATCAAGAATCCAGTAGTTACCATCCGCGCCAAGACCAACAAGAACACCTACGGTAAAGTCTCCTTTACCCTTAGTTGACGCTAAGTCCCAGCCACGTACCTGAGCTTTTATTTCTGGTGGATTACCTTCAAGGATATTGTCAGCAAGAATCATGTTTCCCTGCTGTGTACTTGGTCTCTGTTGATACTGACTGTTCCAAACGCGCTCACTTACGGCAGCACGTAGCCCGGCTAGTTCCTTGACGTCGTACCTCTCTGGCCACAACGCCTCACCATACTTACGCCCAAGGGAATCTAGTTCATCTGTACCATCTGGTTCTGCTGTTGCAGGAAAACTTACAATCTTCCACTTCTCACCAGCATGTTTCATCTCTTCAATGAGGCGACCAGCCAAGTCATCCTCATGCCATCTGGTCATAATGAGGATAATGCGACCACCAGGCTCAAGACGAGTACGAAGCTTCGACTGATACCAACGCCACAAACTCTCGCGTCTGTCTTCAGTCCACACTGCTTCTTCGTCTGCTACCGGGTCGTCAATCAGGATTAGGTCAGCACCACGCCCTGTAATACCACCACCAACACCAGCTGCACGATACGTTGCACGGTGCGCCCACAGAAGTGCCCATGTCTGTGCGTTACGTTGATCCGTTGCCAACTGGCAATCAGGGAATACCGCAGCAAAGTCACGGTTACTCTGGATAGTGTCACGGACAGAACGGCTGAACTGTTCTGCTAAGTCGTTTGAGTACGAACAATGAATGATGGTGCGTCTTGGGTCTCTACCTAGAAACCATGCAGGAAATTTCTCTGATACTGTCGAAGACTTCCAGTGCCTAGGTGGCATGAACACCATCAAGCGGTCAACGTGACCACTCTCTACTAGTTCAAGTTCCTTGGCTAAGGCCTTTAGGTGCTTTGCTTTGTATTGTTCCGCAGCCTTGCGATCAACGAAACCAGCAAATTCAGTAAGACTAATTCGTGCTGCATTAACCTTCTTTTCATATGCACGTTTGGCTGCTTCTGCCATGAGTGCGCTTGTTGCAGCAGACTCTTGAATCCTACTCAATGACTTCTGCTTCCTGTACGTCGTCCTGTTCTGGTTTAGCAGCAATCAACTGCGCTTCTGCCAGAATCTCATCGTGTGACAATCCGTATTGCTCAGCGAGAACAAGCCATGAGCCAGATGGGCCAATGCCGACATTTTCGGTATTCTCACCAGCAAGCAACAACCTAAGCTTGACCATTTTCTGTAGGTCGTCCACGGTATCAAGTCTAATCTCACCGCGTGATAGGTTTTGCTTCCACTGGTCAATGGTCTCGTCAATGATGTCGATGTATGCAGCCTTAGCAGCAGCAACAGATGCAACAGACGACTTTGATAATTGAGCAGACACCTCAGCTTCACGCTGAAGTGTCCGTGTTTCCCAACTAAAGTTACGACG